GGATATCGGTCTGCATCTCCTGGGGAGCGTGGATGGAGTATTCGTCCACCACTCGCTGGATGGCGGCGTCGATTTCAGCATCCGTCCAGCGCTGGGGAGCGGCGGTGTCCTGGAGGTCCTGTCGGACGCGAGCTCTCATGTCGGTGAGGTTCATATCATAACTCCCCTGGCCCCTCTTATCTTAAGAGGGGGAAAGTGGGTGCGGGTTTCGAGTTTGTTGGGTTCATTGAGTTTGTTGAGTTTGTTGAGTTTAACTCCATAACTCTATAACTCCATAAACTCTATCAACTCTATAACCCCCTTGTGATTTGGTCGAGGTGCTTGTGCCAGAAGGGGTGGCTGTCCCTAATGGCTTGAATCTTACTGGCTCTAGTTGGAAACCTCACATTGTCCTCAATGATATGTCTGAATGCAGACGCAAAGGCTTCGGGCTGGTAGACGATACGGTGGACGTGCCTGGTCTCCTTGTCAAAGTCGGTAGCATTAGGTTGCTCAAAGACTCTGGTTTCCTCAAGGACTACCTCTGCGGTTGTGAATATGTCTTCAAATCTCATGATACCTCCTCTATGAGGATTATGTGCCAGTTGCGGGGGTTGGTTTGAACAGTATTCGTACCATTATTATATCTGAGGATCATTCCTCTTCCAGATGCCATGGCTATATCTAATAGGCTGGCTTCACTTTTACAGGTAGCATTATGGGCAGCAGTTGCACCAAAAGGATGCAGATGTGTGAAAGCTCCCCTAATAATTAAAATAGCATAGTGAGTACCTGCAGTAGCGGTAGGTGGGGCAAGGACATCAACCCTACCCCTGCGTCCAGCCCAGCTTCTACCTGCGGGAACAGTGAATTCAGTTTCCTCTCTAACTCCAGCAGCCAGCGAGGCTACATTCTGGACGTCAATGTGCCTGACGACTGAGGCGGTGCGTCTGACGGGTCTACCTAATTCGTCGAATAATCTTTCGCTCAATTTTCACCTCAAAAACAGAATCCAGAATCCAGAAGCCAGGAGCCAGAAGACAGAATTCTGACTCCTGACTGCTGACTCCTGTTTATCAGTCTCGCACTCCCGTAAGCATGGCGGCTTTGACGATGGAGAAGTTAGCCAATCCGCAATACCACTTAATTCTGGTGCGGTTGGCGTCCCTGGTTTCGAGGGGGCCGAGTCGTTCGATCTGGAGCATTTCAGGGCTGGTGAGGCCAGCGACAGCGCCCTCTCCGAGTTCCATGGCAAAGATGGCGGAACAATCGGAGGAAGTACCGACGGTAAGGTTATCCCTGACGAAGTCGGAGATGGCCAGGGGGATGCCGTTGAAGTATTCGACCTGCTGACCGAGGAGTCCTTCGCCGATGATAAGGTTGGTGCCGGCGGCTCTGGCCAGGCTCTGAATGCGTCGTCGGGAGCGTCGGCTCATCAAGAGCAAGTCGGGCCTGGCGCCCCGGACCAGGTCAACCAGCCTATCGAGGCTGGACAGTGCCAGGGTAGCGCCGTTGACACCGGAGCCAACGTGGTTACCGGGACGTGCCGTCCAGGTGACGCCGCCGTCCACAACGGTGGCGCCGTCCGCGGTGGGCCAGGTGGGCTGGGCAGTGCCGGTGGTGCCTGCCACGGTGGCTTCGTAACGGAAGCCGTTCTCGAGTCCGGCAGTGGGGACACGGAAAGCTCCTAGGGCGATGGCGGTGGAGGCTGCCCAGGGGACGCCTCTGATGATGGTAAACAGGCCGTCGAACTGGTTGGGGTTGGCGACGTTGTCACCGAAGAGGAAGGCGTTCTCGAACTCGTGCCGTACGGCTTTGGCGGCGAGCTCGATACAAGCGGCCTCGAGGTCCTGGACGTTGCTTCTGGTGGCTTTAAGGAAGTTGTCCACATCGGCGTCGACACCGAGCACTCTGAGGCTGGTGACTACTTCCTCAAAGGTGGGCGGGCTGGTCGTCCAGGTACCGGTGACGGGGGCGTGCCAGGCGGCAACGGGTAAACCTCGCTCCCGGTTGTAGCGGAGGCTGTTGCCGGTAATCTGGATGAAGGGTAGGTTCTGGAGGATGGGGCTGTCTCGGACGATTGATTCGATGATGCCTCGTACGAGGACATCGGTGGCCAGTCTGCTGGCTTCGACTAAAGTTATCGACATAGTTTAAATCTCCTTTCTATTTTTTATCTTTTATCTTTTATTTTTTATCTTTGTTGTAGTCCTGCGGCGATTTTCTCTCTGGGGGACATGGCCTCCAGGGCGATGCCGCCTCGGGTTGGTGCACCTGCTGGGACCTTAGTTTCCTTAGCCTGAGCTTCGAGGGACTTCTTGACGGATTCGGCGATGGTCAAGGCTTTAGCCAGGGAATCATCAATGTCCTTGATGGTTGAGCCGGTGATAACATCGGCGGGGAGGGTAGGGTTGGCGGTCTTGACGGCGCCGAGGTACTTGGCCACGGCTTTGGTGTGGGTGTCCTTAAGTGTAGCGAACTCGGCGGTTACAGCTTCGCTTTGTTGCTTCGCTTCGCTTAAGGCTTTCTCGAGCTCGGCGATGCGGGCGTCCTTCTGGCTGATGATAGCCTGGGCATCGGCGATGGCCTTCTTTTCCGCCTCTAGCTCGGCCTTAATGGTGGCTAATTCGTCCGTCTGGGCTGCTCCGTTCGGGTTGGGTGTGTTCTCGGGTGTCTGTTCGGGTTGCTGTATTTCTTCGGGCATAGTTTCTCCTTTCTCTATCTCTATCTCTATCTATTCTGGCACTTCCATTTCTGAGGCTAATGCTCTCTCTCTCGCTCCGCCTCTCGTGGAGGCTGCCCTAAACTCCTTATTCATTTCCAGTATTTTACGTCGCTCATCGAGCCAACGCTGGAATTCATCGTCGGGGTTGATGATGCCGAGTTCATCCATAGCGGTTCGGCGGCTATGGACTCCGGCTTGGACTAGTAGTTGTTCGGTCTGGGCTTGTCTGTCGATGTCCTGTGGCAGGATAGTGCCCCAGAGGACTCGGTGGTGGACGCCGTCGAAGTTCTGGTCCATAAACTTCTGGGCTAGTTTCATGATCATGGCAGTACGCTGGTAATAGGCTTGTGTGCGGATGGTGCGTTTTCGTAGTACTTTCTGTAGCAGGCTAGTGAGTTCGAGGCGCAAGGCTGCGCCTGAGATATCTCGTTCGACACCGCCCCAGGCGGCTCGCGGCATTTCGGAGATGTCCTGAAGTGTGCGATAGAGCAAGTCGATGTAGTCGATGTGCAGTCGGACACCGCCCCCCTGTAACAGGTCGAGCAAGTAGGCTTTAGCGTCCTCTGGTATCGCCCAGAGGGCGCCTGGTTGGACTTTAATATCTTCGGCTGAGGATACGTTCTCAAGGACGGCGATGGGGTTGCCTGACAGTTCCAGGATACGGGAAAGCTGGCTCAGGGCACGGTTAAGCTCTCTCTGTGGCTGTGTAACCACTGGGATATCGGACTCACCCCAAAACTGCTTGGGTTTTTTGAGGTTAGGGAAGATGACGAAGGGGATAAATCCGTAAGGGTTGGGTTTGGACTCGATAAGGTTGTTGTCGAGGTAGAGGTCGAAAGTGTCGGTGGTCCACAGCTCGGTGATGGTGGCCTCTGGCTTCTGGCTTCTGGCTTCTGGATAAAGGATGCCGATTTCGTCCTGGGTGAGGGTATAGCGGGAAGCGACCCGCCAGACACGGGAAGTGTCGTCGCCTAGCCACCAGGCGAAGATGCCGGAGACGTCGGGGGCGGTGATGCGTATTCGTTTCAGTGTAGTGTCCCAGATAACCTTATAGCATCCGTCGCCGAGGATAGCAGCGTCGACTTCGGTTTCGTAGTCGAGTTGGTCGAGGTTGTTGTCGTGGTGGATTTGGTGCAATAGGCGTTCTGTGTGCTGGGCTTTAGCACGGAGTTCTTCTGTTTCTTGTGCTGGGTAGCAAGCGATGGCTAAGCCTTGTATCAAAAAGCTAGTCATCTTATCGATGGATACCTTGGCGTAGTTGAAGACCAGTTGGCGGTTACGTGAGGTAGTCTGCCAGTGTAGGCCGTTATAGAAATCGAGGTTTGAGCGGTAGGACATGAGGCGCTGGATATCGAGGGTGTTAAGTTGAGTGGGGTTGAATTCAGTCATCTCTAAAAACAGTTCAAAGATTAAAAGTTAAATATCAAAATTACAGAGCAAAACCCAAAATTTACTTTGGCAATTGAAAAGCTAATAATACAATCTCCTCTTTCTGAGATTTTTTAGAGTGTTTATTAACAGCCGGCTGTCATTTTGACTCTTTTTGTGTCATTCTGAGCGAAGCGAAGAATCCTTCGCATGGCTCAGGACAGCGTCTAGAGATTCTTCGTCGTCCCGATACATTGGAACTCCTCAGAATGACATTACTAAACGCTCAGATTTTTCATTTTGACTTGTCATTTTGATTCTTTAGGCTGTTTAATTTTGCTCTAGCTTTGGACATAGGGGCGAGGCTTTAGCCTCGCCCTGCGGGTCTAAAGACCCGCAGCTACATTGTATTGTTTTTCCCTCCCTCCAAATTTTGTAGTGCAACCCTTTAGGGTTGTGCTGCACGAGGCTAAAGCCTCGCACTACAAGGTCATGCTGCTCAAAATGCAACAGTTTTTGACTTTTGCTCTGTCATTTTGCCTTTTGCCTTTTGATTTTTGATATTATTTGGGGGTTTTGAGCTTTGTTTGACATTTGAACTTTGTCATTTGTCATTGACTGGCCACTGCTTTCAGCCACCTCTGCACCGTTCTCGGGCTCACTTCAAATATGCGGGCAATCTCCTTAATGGTTTTCCCTTCCTGCCTCAACTCCCTCATCCTTTGGGCTCGCCTGGTCTTCAAGAACCTCTCCTTTCCCCAGGGC